GACATACGCTTGAGCGTCCGCTACGAGCAAACCGCATAGGAGACCCAAATGCCAACAACAGTAATAACTGGGCGCGATGTTACCTTCACACTTGATAGCGCTAACTACGATGCCCAAGCAACAAGCGCAACTTTAAGCTGCGAAACAATTATCGAGACCTATCAAACCCTTGATGGTCGCGCTTATAAGTCCGTTGATAAGCAATGGACATTCACAATTGAATTGCTACAGGATTGGGGAGTTGCAAGCTCTCTATTCGAGGCAATGTGGGCAGATGCAGAAACAGCACCTAACACCACACTAACAGTTGCCTTCACAGCTACAACTGGCGCAGTATTTACTTTCAGCGTATTGCCAATTTTTCCAACTGCTGGCGGAGCTGCTCCAGGAGCTCTTACCGACACTTGGACAATGACAGTCGTTGGAACACCAGCAGAGAACTTCAGCTAAGAGATCGGAGCATCGGGAGCTATGAAATCACAAATAACAATTGAATATAACTCTGGGGATAAAGTGGTTTATACCGCTCAAGCCCCAGAGTATGCCAAGTGGGAAAAGGAAACTGGGAAATCAGTCAGGCATTGGGAAGAAGTAGGGGGAATTTGGGACATTCTATTTCTCGCCTATCACGCGATGAAACGCGAGTCTGCTGGCAAGCCAGTCAAATCCTTTGATATTTGGATGGAAACAGTAGTCGATATTGATGTGGAGAGTGCCGACCCAAAAGCCATCCCACCGGTAGCTTAAGTCGGTTACTGGTCGAGTTGGCCGTAGCAACTCAGATTCCAATGCAATATTGGACTGATAGCAACGACATAATCACCGCACTAGAGATTTTAGAAAGGCGCTCAAATGGCTGATGCAATTGCATACGACAAGTCAGATTTGCGCCGTATTAAAGGCGCTTTTAAAGCGATGGATGAAACCGCTCTTGATGCTGCCAAAATTCAATCTAATGCTCTTGCCGAATATCTACGCAAGAAAATTCAAGAAGCTGGTGGCCAAAGAGTCCGCTCCGGTAAAGCAGTAGCTCGAGTAGTCGATGGCGGTAAAGTATCTAAATCGAGCAAGCTAGGCGAAATCTCGTATGGTTTTGCTAGCCAAAGATTTTCGGGTGGAGCCACAACCCAAATGCTTTGGGGCGGTTTAGAATTTGGATCAAAACGTTATAAGCAATTTCCAACTAGGAATAAAGATGGTTACTTTATTTATCCTACTTTGCGCAAAGAACAGTCTTACTTAATCACTCAATGGGAAAAATCATTTAGCGAAATTCTTGGAAAGTGGGATGACTAATGGCCGGCAATAGAACCCTTAAACTTTCCATCCTTGCCGATGTAGATGATTTAAAAAAGAAGCTTGGGGATAGCAATAAAGAAGTCGAAACATTTGGAGAAAAGGTTGGCGACTTCGGAAAGAAAGCTGGCTTAGCCTTTGCAGCTGCTGGAGCTGCTGCTGCTGCCTATGCTGGAAAGTTATTAATTGATGGGGTAAAGGCAGCGGTTGAGGATGAGAAAGCTCAAGATAAATTAGCTGGAACTTTGAGGCGCGTTGCAGGGGCTTCAGACGATGTTGTCAAATCTGTTGAGTCTTATATTACAAAAACTTCACTTGCTTCCGGTATTGCAGACGAGAAATTAAGACCGGCATTTGACAGATTGATTAGATCAACGGGCGATGTCGCTAAGGCCCAAGACACAATGAATTTAGCTTTGGATATAAGCGCAGCAACCGGTAAATCTTTGGAGAGCGTAAGCAATGCCTTAGGTAAAGCATTTGACGGGAATGCAGCTTCATTAGGCAAAATCACAGGTGGCTTTACCACAGCAGAATTAAAAGGCAAGGATTTATCCGATTTAATGCCTATATTAACTGAGCGCTTTGGCGGGGCATCCCAAGAACAGGCTGAAACTTTTGCTGGCAAAATGGACAGATTAGGCGTTGCATTTGATGAAGCTAAAGAAACTGCTGGCTCATTTATCCTCGATGCAATCACTCCCTTAATCACTAAATTTGTTGAAGATGGCATCCCAGCTATAACTGAATTTGGAAATCAAGTGGGCGAAAGACTTGGGCCAATTATCAAGGATATAACCGCTTTTATTAAAGATGATTTTCTACCCATATTTAAAGCCGTCTATGGTTTCTTAAATGAGACATTGATTCCATTTATCAGAGATGTTTTTACGGGCGTATTTACTGGGCTTCAGTCAGCTTTTGGCAAAGTCGGAAAAGCCCTCAATGAAAATAAAGATGAGTTCTCAGAGTATTTCAAAACAATTAAGCCCATAGTAAAATATTTACTTGATAGCGTAGCGCCTATATTTAAAACAATTTTACCTGTTGCCATAAGCGCAGTAGGAAGTGCATTAAGCATTATCATTACGGCCTTTGGTAAATTGGCTGGAGCAGTTAGCGATGTGGTCGAAGGAATTAAAGCAATTATTAGTTTAGTAAAAAATAATTCAGTCGTTAAGGGTATTAGCGGTCTCATAGATAAAGCCTTTGGCGGTGGCAAGGCTACCGGTGGAGCAGTCAATTCATCTCAATCTTATTTGGTCGGTGAGCGAGGCCCAGAGCTATTTGTTCCTAATACCGGTGGGCGGATTATCCCGAATAATTCGATGGGTGGCCAAAGTATTGTTATCAATGTTAATGCTCCATCAGCTATTGATGAAGAAGGCTTTACTAGATCAATCATTAATGCCTTAAATCAAACACAGGCTAGGACAGGCGCAGGAGCTGGACAGTTGGTATTTGGATGACGGCTTGGAGTCCCGTCTATCGAGTTAAGGTAAATGGCTCAACAGTTACAGGAGCAACCCTTAGCGGATTAACTATTACCTCTGGGCGAACTGATATTTATGCCCAAGCTAATGCTGGCTACTGCAATTTAACCTTAATTGAAACCGCTGAGGCAGCAGTTCCTTATGAGATAAATGATGCAGTAACAATAGAAGTTCAAGACTCAACGGCCGCTTATGTAAATCTATTTGGCGGTTTTATTACTGATTTACAAATTGCAGTTCAAACTTCAGGCTCAAGCGCTCTCACTCAACAGATAAGAATCGTTGCAGTAGGAGCTTTGGCTCGGCTCAATCGTTCTATTTATGTAGGGAACTTTGCTCATCAATTTGATGGGGATAGAATAGACGAGCTATTAAGAACAGTTTTATTTAATCAATGGAATGAAGTCCCAGCTGCTGAAACTTGGAATGGGTATAATCCTGTCGTTCAATGGCAAGATGCCGAAAATAGCGGATTGGGTGAGATAGACACTCCGGGGGATTACGAGCTTCACTCCGAAAATAATTTAAATGACACAGTTTATAATTTAGCTTCCAGATTTGCCACTAGCGGACTTGGATACTTATATGAAGATAATCAAGGCCGTATCGGCTATGCAGACTCAACTCATAGAGCTCAATACCTATCAGCTAATGGATATGTTGAGCTAGATGGCAATCACGCCATTGGCCCTGCCCTTGCTATTCTTAAGCGCGCTGGGGATGTTCGAAACTCAATTACTTTGGGCTATGGCACTTCAAGCGCCAATGTAACTGATGATGATTTAGCCTCAATTTCTGAATATGGTCTTTTGGCTGCCACAATCGCCACAACGCTTCGCAATGTAGGAGACGCAGCTTCCCAAGCGGCCTTCTATCTACTTATCCGAGCTTATCCTCAATATGCCTTGAGACAAATAACTTTTCCAATTGCCAGCAATGAAATCGATTCAACAGACCGAGATCATCTTCTTGGCGTATTTATGGGCCAACCTCTCAATATTATAAATCTTCCAGCCAATATGGTAGGTGGGCAGTTCCAAGGCTTTGTGGAGGGTTGGACTTTCACAGCTCCCTTAAATCAGTTAAACCTCACTTTAAATGTTTCGCCTTTGGCTTTTAGCCTTCAGGCCTATAGATGGAACTCAGTCCCAGCGATTGAGACTTGGAATACAATCAGCCCAACTTTGGACTGGCTCAACGCTACAATAGTTGCATAAGGAGAAAATATGCCAACAACAACAAACTTTGGCTGGACAACCCCAGCTGATACTGATTTAGTCAAGGATGGCGCAGCCGCCATTAGAACCCTTGGCAATGG